GTACCATGTAAAACCAATTTATGTGTGGCCCTTGATGCTGCCGTATATATATATCTCACACGTTCATATCTAATTTCACATAGATCCGGTGTGTACACATGTACGTTGGCGTATGTTTTGCCTTGCGCACCATTAACAGTATCGACTGCAAATTTATACTTTTTCGCGATCATATCTTTATTGCTTTGGGTGAAAGTTAACAACACATTGTTCTTGTCGGGTTTGATGTTCGATATGCTTTCCAAGTCATTTAATTCTATATAACCCTCGACACTGCTTGTTGTTTTACATTTAACATATGGTGCAATGAAGTCCACCACGAATTTAGGCATTCTATGTGTTAAATCTAAATATTCCTTGTTTGGTCTATACTTAACTTCAAACGATGCATCCATTGCATTATAGTCCCTATTGGTTATTTGTTTATCATCCCCTAAACCTATTATGGTGCTACCATCGCATATCAAACTTACAAGTGCTATGTATGTAGGTGGATAACAGTACACTTCATCAAGGAATACATACCTATACCTTTTACCTTTCATGAGTATATTTTCAAGAAACACCATGAATGTGGATCCCGGTTTGTTTTTACTTTTCACTTCATTGGTGATGGCTTTGAACGGTGCCACCATAATACCACATTCCTTACATATACCTTTCAACACCACTTGTGATTTCCTTGCTCCCGCTACTCCGTTGATAGTTGGGATAGTTGTTTCTTTACGTATACATTCGATTGCATTCTTCAACACATCTAACCTTTCTTCGTCTAATCCTTTTGAAAATTCCTTCATATGATCTGCTATTGATCCGACATAACCTGTAGCCATCGGGTCGTATTTGTATTTGAACGTGGTGTCACTATTTATCAATGATTCAGCTGCCTTAATATCGTCACAGGTACATATTGCAACGTCGTTGTCTTCTGCATCTTGAATTTTCTTCAAAAGATAATCATCATTGTCAAAAACGGCATGTTTGATTTGATAACAATCATTTGACATTAAGACGTAGATTTCGTTGCTTTTATTGTTGGAATAGTCATTACTAAATAACTCCACGTAACAATTGGCATTGGTTATGGTGTTGAATTTTGTATCCAGTTGTTCATCGTCATGCGGATCGATCTTAAAAATGACCACATTGCCTCTATTGACCAATTTACAAAACAATGTTATCGCAGAACTATCCGGGAAATAATCATACATCATCAATGCGTTCTTTTTAGTGGTAAGGTATTCCTCTAGTTCCCATATATCTTCATATTTGATGTGGTCGTCTTTACTATTCCATTTTAATGCTCCTGGTCCGGTATATACGAATGGTATACAGTTAATACGCTTTTCTTTAGCTCTTTCATAAAAGGCACCCGGTGCAGCCGTTAAATCATAAATCATCGGTATATCATAGCGCTTGACTGCATATGCGAATATATCATCAAATTTCTTGGCCATTCTGTTATCTATTTTCTTGTCTTCGAGTTTGTAATATTTATTATTATATTTACCAGTGTTTGTGAATGTTAGCGATGTCGTTGGTGGTACTAATGGTCTATAACCTCCGTGTTTGCATTCATATATATTATCATAATTCCTTTTCTTTGCCTCGGTATGGAAACATAAAACTCTTGGAAAATTATACTTCTTAAGGACTTCTTTAAAACAACACAAATCGTTGCCGAATATTTCCGTACCTATCATGGGTAGATAAACTGGTTTTCCTGTTATAATCGAGAATTTTTGGAGTTCTTTAAATATGGTGTGGTACACCTCGATGGATTTCGCTCGATTACCGTCTGCCGTAA